ACGCGAGGCAGGCCGAAGCTCTCTGAAGACACAAGGCTAACCGGTAAGCAACTCAAGTTTGTTGAACTGGTCGCCACACGCGAGGGACAAGACACGCTACGAAATCTGGCCGTCGAAGCCGGGTTTAGTGTCAGCGGGGCGCATACGCGTGCGTATGAAATGCTCAACCCTAGAAAATCACCCCACGTGGTAAAAGCCCTCAAAGCGCGGAGAGCAGAACTTGCTGAAAAGTACGAGGTCAGCTACGCAAGGCACATACGCGACTTGCAGCACATACGCGATGAAGCTATCGCTGCGGGCGCATACTCCGCTGCTGTTCAAGCAGAGAAAGCTCGTGGCCTAGCGCAGGGTGACATTTACGTCAGTAAGTCTGAGGTTCGCCATGGATCTATTGATCAGATGAGCAAAGCCGAGGTCAAAAAAGCTTTGGATGAGCTAAAACGCCAACTTGGCGAGAAGGTGATAGATGTCGAACCAGACAGAGTCGAGCTTTTGGAAGCAAGTCAAGACGGGGCTATCCAACACTGATGTAGTTTGTACGCGGATTGAGAACAGCAGCACGCCCGGCGTACCGGATCTATTGTTGCTCGACCGTCAGAAGAACTTTCACTTGTTGGAGCTAAAGGTCGCGAAAGGTAACAAGGTGCTGCTTAGTCCGCATCAGGTGTCTTTTGCTACGCGGCACAGGGGCGCTAACTCGTGGATCGCGGTCAAAAAAGATGACACTGTGTACTTGTACCGGGCGGATCAAGCGATAGAAGTCTTTGAAGACGGTCTACGGGCCGTGGCCCACGGATCATTCACCAAGCCTATTAACTGGGCAGAGTTACTTACCACCATAGAAAACTATAGGGTCCCCCTTGAATCTTGACACTCAGACAGATGCGGATATTCAGAAACTTCGCTTAGAGCTTCGTTTGAAGCAATTGGAGAAGGTAGAAACTTGTCAGAATGAATTTTTACCATTTGTACGATCTATGTGGCCGGAGTTCATTGCGGGTAGGCATCACCATTTGATCGCGGAGAAGATGGAGCAGATTGCTTCTGGGAAGTTGAAGCGTTTGATTATTAACATGCCGCCGCGTCATACGAAGAGTGAGTTTGCTTCTTATTTGTTTCCGGCGTGGATGATTGGCCGGAATCCGTCGATGAAGATCATACAGGCTACGCACACGACTGAATTGGCGGTGAATTTTGGTCGTAAGGTGAAGAATCTGCTGGAAACGGACGAGTACAAGGAGATTTTTGACGATACGAAGCTATCTGCGGACAGTAAGGCGTCTGGCCGGTGGGATACAAAGTCTGGCGGTATGTATTACGCGGTGGGTGTTGGGTCGAACTTGGCGGGTCGTGGTGGCGATTTGATCATTATTGACGATCCGCACTCGGAGCAGACGGCGATGTCGGCGAGTGGGTTTGAGAATGCGTGGGAATGGTACACGGCGGGTCCCCGGCAACGTCTCCAGCCGGGCGGAGCCATTGTTTTGGTTCAGACTCGGTGGTCTGAGAAGGACATGACGGGCAATTTGGTGCGTCAAATGACTAAAGACCCCCATGCAGACCAGTGGGAAGTCCTTGAATTACCTGCAATTTTCGAGTCTGGGGAGCCATGTTGGCCTGAATTCTGGAAAAAAGAAGAGTTGGAGTCGGTTAAGGCGTCGATTCCGTCGTATCAGTGGAATGCGCAGTACCAGCAGAACCCGACTTCTGAGACTTTGGCTATTTTGAAGCGTGAATGGTGGAATGTTTGGGAAAAAGACCACATTCCGAACCTTCATTACGTGATTCAGAGCTACGATACGGCGTTTAGTAAGCGAGAAACGGCTGACTACAGTGCGATTACGACGTGGGGCGTGTTTTATCCCGAGGAAATTGGTGGTCCTGCTCACTTAATACTGCTGGATGCGAAGAAAGGGCGCTGGGATTTCCCAGAATTGAAGGAAGTTGCGTTAGATCAGTACAAATATTGGGAACCAGAGACGGTTATTGTGGAAGCGAAGGCGTCAGGGACCCCTCTGACTCAGGAATTGCGTCAATTGGGCATTCCGGTGGTAAATTTCACTCCTAGCCGTGGAAATGACAAGCTTTCTAGGGTACACAGTATATCTCCGCTATTTGAAGCTGGTATGATTTGGGCACCAGATGAGTCATGGGCGCAAGAAGTGGTGGAAGAATGCGCTGCTTTTCCTAACGGGACTCACGATGACTTGGTGGACAGCACCACACAGGCGCTGATGCGCTATCGTCAGGGTAACTTTGTTCAGTTGCCTAGTGATGATTGGGAAGACGACGAAGGGTCTATGAATATAAGGGCGGGTGCATACTATGGCTGAACGCGAGTACGAGTACGGCAAGCTAATTCCGGTTCCGGAAGATCAACAAGAATATATCTTTGATCCTGAAATGCGGGAATTGCTGGCTACTGGTGACGCGATACAAGCTTACCCTGCTTCTATGGAAACTGACCGCGTTGGGCTGCCCACGGCTCTGGCTCGCGGCGCTGCGGACTTGTTTGACACAAGTCGTCGTGAAGTGGTCATGCCTGCGGAGACTAAGCTAGGCGCGGCCACTGAGTTTTTCAACCCGATTACCAATGAGTTTGAATCGCGTGCCGATGAGACGATCAGGCCCGGCGTGTTTATGCGTCCAGAAGAACCCTCCACTGGCGCAGAGGCCCGAGCAAACATGCCCTTGGCCCGTGGTTTTTCGCAAGCCGTTGATTTTGCTGGGGATTTGATCACATCTCCGAAGGCAAGGGCGCAGGCAATAGAAACATTGCAGGGTGTCCCGCAAATGTTGACGGATCAGGCAAAGCTTTCAGGCATTGCCAGTTTGCGTGGCGAGCGGGTTATTGACCCAGATACGGGCATGACAGGTAACCCCTATGACGCCTTCTTATCGGCAACGACGCCTTTGGCTGTTGGTCGCGCTGTAAGCGACGTGCCCAGAGCTAGCTTTGGTATTTTTGGTAGCGGTAGCGGCAAATCTGGTAAGCAAGCGGAAGATACTGTTGCTATGTTGGAGGAATCCGGTCTTGATCCTTCGGAAGGGTGGGAAAGACAAGACGGCGCTAACACGTATAAGGCATACCGTTCTAGCTTAGATGGCAAGGTTCGCTATGAAATACCGACCGCTAACGTTGCGTTTCGGGGGGTGTTTCGCGAGACGGAGGACCCCGATGTCGAGTTGGGTAAGTTATTAGACCCGGAGACTAGAGATCAACAGCGTCTTGAGGCGATGCAAGGTCTTCGTATACGCATAAACAGATATAACGATAAAGAATACATACACGTGCCGGGGTTTTCTGATCTAGACGAAACACAATTAAATAAACACGGCTTTACGAAATTGGATTCTAAGGTTGGTAAGGATGGTTTGACAAAATTCCCAGCCCCTGTATTAGAGCAAATCGTTGATTTTCCGGAACTTTTTGACGAATACCCTCAGTTACGCTCGATACAAATAAAACCAACCCCCTCTTTGGCACTCTTTCTTAAAGGTGCTTACAACCCCGACACGAAAGAGATTTCTCTCGCGTCCGTGCCGAATACGGCAGAAGGTCGCAAAGAAATGATGAGCACTTTACTGCACGAGATGCAGCATGCGGTGCAAGACATTGAAGGCTTGTACGGCGGTGCCAACACCCGGATGTTTGAACCTACGGGCTTTGCGGAAAGACAAACTAAAAACCAAAATGCCCGTAAAGAGGTAGACAAGGAAATTGGGGATAGTTTAGACAATCTGGTGGTAACCCTTGGTGACTCCGCATCGAAAAAACCAAAAACAGGGCTTTTTGGGAAAATATTTGGGTTGTCTTCGCCGACATTGCCGCCGCGCACTCAGACGGGATTAGCAGGCGCAGACGAGGAAAGAGTCCGGTTTGTAAAACGCGCAACCATCGGTTACCTCAGAGCGCGTGCAGAAGAGGAGGAACAGCTTGCTGCGGGGGAGCTTACTGTCGGAGAGAGATCCCGGCGTGAACTCGAAGACGCTATTACACGTCGTCAACAACAACTGCGAGATCTTGGGGCATCGGAAGACGAAATTGCAGACGTTGAAGCAGAATATAGGGGTCAGGCTTTTCGATATGGGGGTTCTGACCGGGAAATGATTTATTTGGCTGATGAGCTTAAAAAAGCCGGAGTCAAAAACTCAGAAAAAGTCGCCGAAAGAATCGGTAACGCTTTTGACGAACAGATACAAAAGCTACGACCAATACTCAAAGAAAAAGAACAGATAGAGGAAATAAGCAGTCGATCATACGAGATGTATGCCGGTAATCCGGGTGAAGTCGAAGCACGTAACGTGCAAAGAAGGTTTGAAGGCATTGAAGAAGGCGAGTATCTACGCCATCCGTCTGGTGAGTTAAGACCGTTTACTGACAAAGTCACTCCCGCAGGAATGCAAACCCTCGACCCTGAAGTCACGCAAGGGATGGTGCTACCGGAAGGTGGGCTTGTTTATTCGCTAGCTGAAGGGCGAAAAGGGCAGCCGTCTTTTTCGATGGACCCTCCCAGTAATGGCGACCTAGATGCAAAAAGAGCAAAGCTACAGCAACAGCGCAGCATATACGACAACCGTAATTCGCAGCTTTTTGAGAACACCAGCAAGCCTTTGACAAAATCTACTGCGGAACGGCTCAGAGCGGAGAGAGAGAAAGCTGGGCGTGAAATGTATCGGTTACAGCACGAAATCGATTTGGAGGAAAATGAGCCAAATCTTCCCGATAGCGTCATTACTAGAGACTCAGCAGGGAACTTTCTTCCGCGCGATGATTTTTATCGGGCAAACGAATACGCGTTTCACGGTACTCGCGGGGCGGCTGATAAAATTATGAAAGACGGTGGTGTTCATATGGACACCGAGGAACCGGCTTTTTTTATGTCGGAGAGTCCTGCGGAGGCGATGACTTACGGAGCAGGTGGGCTAGGTGATTTAGGCACCGTGATACCGATGCGTATTGATACCAGAGGTTTTGCTGAGATTGACTACGGTGGTATGCGTTACGGGGATCTGGATGAAGGTGGGCCGGTCCTTGTTTCATTTCCTAGTAAAACAACTTTTTTTGGTATTCAGGGGACTGATTTTGAGGTAGCGGTTGATTTTGATCCGAACACATACCCCAATGAGTTTGTTTCTATCGCAAGGGAAGGGGGTGAGAAGTACAGAATTTCGGACGAACTTCTTGAGCAATATCATCCGGACGGACTTTCCATACTGAGCGAAGAGTCTTTACTAAACGCCGCTAAGGACGCTGGTGCTCCCGGTGCTAGGCTTTTGTCTTTCAAGGACCTCAACCCCACGGGGGCAACAATGTTGCGTAGCACCACAAAAATGAAGATCCCCGAGGAAAATGAAATACTTACGGTTTTTGATAAGTCGCGGCAACGTCTGGCAAAAGGTAATCCCTTGAGTCCGGATAATTCCATTCAAATTAATCGCGCACGAGATCCGTTTAGTGGATTCGCTAACGGTGGTATGGTGAACAATATGAAACCTAGAGTAACCCAAGGTCTAACCAACCTTTTGAACAAATACAACGCCTCGGGACCCTTGGCGGGTGCCGGAAATGTTCCACGTGGAACAATGCCTGTACAGATGAACCAAGGTGGTGATCCGGAGC